CGGAACATATCATGGCCATACCAGTTAAAATTAAGGAGCTCGACAATATAGTCAAACTCTTCGCGAATCATATCCTTAATTTTATCAGGCTGATCAAGATCGTCAAGAATAATAGATATCGGATACGAATCTTCATCTGATATAATTGATTCGTTAACAATATCTTCAATAGCAGCATCACACTCAGGTTGTTGTGCAATGTCTCGATACTTTAGGATAAGATCTCTTTCAGTACGTGCAGACGTACCTTCCATATCAACATATGAACCAAAGTATCCGCCAGCATTAACAATATAACCTTCGCCATCTTCGGTCGTAGGTGGTACAAAAGAAGCCTTTTTACTCTCCTCTTTTTCATCATTTTTACGTTTAATTTCAAAACCGAATATGCTAATGCCGTTATTGTCTGCCATTATTTTAAAACTCCTAGGGAAATAGGGAGGGACAAGCCCTCCCATATTCCTTTATTTATCAATACTTATTACGACGTTGTGTTTGATTCCCAATACTGTACCTGCATTTCAACCGTAAACTCTTCAATAGCATTTTCACTATCGTAAGAAACTTCGATTGCACTCAGGTTAGTTGGAAAGCAACCACGTAAAAAGTACGATTTGACAATCAAACCAGACTTATCAAGTTGTTCAATAACAACATCTGCTTGATAGTCAGTTGGATTAGTAAAACCAGTATTTGTTTGGTTTTGGTTAATACCATTCATCCAACGTTCGAATGCATTGCGAATTGCAAAGTTGGTATCATTAATAATAGTCAATGATGCTGGCTCAAATGTGCGATCGCCTGCAACTTGCACCTGTCTTCCACGAAATGGAACAGTAATAGGAGCAATTACAGAAGCAGGCAATTGAGCTGACTTACACATAAATGAAGTCAACTCTACGTCACCAGCTGCATATGCTGGAAAATTAACATTTGCCTTAAATAGGTTAGCACGAGCACCACCGCCGACAAGTTTTGACTTAAAGTCATCTACGCCGAGAATAGCCATTTTCTATATCTCCTTATTGTCCAACGATTTCAGAGAACTCAACGCCAGTTCGAGTAGCAATAAAGTTCAATGTGATGAAGTTAATAGATCTTGCAGGTTTGATGTAAATATCAGCAACAAATCTGTTTGAATCAATAACTTCAGGTGTGTTATTTGTATCATCACAAATAACTGCAAAGTCAGTTAAACCACGACGACCTTGTACATCACGGAGAAATGGCTCGACTAGGTTACGGAACTGTGATCGAGTAAATTCATCGTTAAATTCGAAGAGCTGGAATTTAGCTGCGGTAGCAACTGCTTTTTCCAAAGTGATAAACAATCTACGAACATTGATTCTATCAAATGCAGATGGTTTAGATTGTGCTGTTTTATCGCCATAAAGAACGATTCCTTCACCTGGAAATGAAACAATGGGATTAACACGTGCTTTGTATAAAGTATCGCGATCAGCTTTCTTTGGATTAAATGCAATTCTTGTTACACCTCTTAACTGACCACGTGTAAATCCAGCAGGTGAAAACCATGGATCTGTAACCGAATCAGTATAAGCACAAAGTCCAGCAATCGTACCAGCTGCAATAATCCAACGATATGTATCGTTGTACTTATCATAAACGTAGAGAGCAGTCGAGTCTAAAACCGCATATGAACTTGAGCTAACTGAATCAGCCCACGATTTTACATCATCAACTGCTGTAACATTATTGACTGTTTCTGAAGTAGCTGGAGATATAAATGCAACCGCATCTTTACGTGAATCAACTACAGCAATTATACCATTTGCTAAAGCAGTATCATCTGCGGCCGAAACATCTGCGCCAATAATCAAATTAACATCAATAGTTTCAGAGTCTGAAAAATAATCATAAGCTAATAAAAGCTCTCCAACAGAAGGATCTGGCGAAGTACCAAGAGATCCGCCACCTAAGGTATATACTGTAGCAGTATCAAGTGTTGTATAGCCAGCCGAACCTACTGTAGAAACTGAATCTCCGGCTTCTGTAAGCTCATCGTCATGTCGCCCAAACCAAACATATTTTGATTCGCGATTGATGACATTTACATAATAATTTGATGTGCCATCTGATCTACGAGCATCTGATGCTTGTGACACGCCTTGGAAAACCTCTAAGATTGTACCAGCAGTACCAGTCCAAACACCATTTGTATCAATAACGACAATATGCATTTCGTCGCCATTATCGCTATCACTATTTAAAACTAAACCGCGATCTGACGCAAAATCGGATACACCTGGTGCAAAATCAAATTGTCCAGCGTAGTCAGAAAATGAAGAATCATCAAATGCAGCAGCACTAGTGCATACAATAACACCCAAACTGTTACCTAGTTCGCCTGGATACTTAGCGATAAACTCGAAGCCTTCACCAGCGGTATCACCAGATAAAACTACATTAGAAAGATCTTCTTCATTTTTAACTAAAACGCCTTCTCCACCAGCAGCGGAGTTTAGCATTCCTTCATTACTTGTTCTTACAACTCTTAATGCATTAGTATACTGCAAAAATTGTGCAGCAGGCATAAAATATTTATAGGTATTATCGTCAGGTCGACCAAATATATTAACTAATTCTCTTTCAGATCCAACAGTAACAACCTGTTCAACTGGACCCCACGCAAATGCGCCTGCAATTGCACCAACCGAACTTGATACAGCAGGTACAATATTAGTTAAATCAATTTCTCGGACCTCAACACCTGGAGAGACTTGAAAAGCCATGTGTTTTCCCCTTAATTATTGAAAACTATTGATATGAAATTCATAATACGATGTTTTATCATAATATTATTTATAAATATTGGGTTTTCAATAAAGTTCGCCAACTTCCTTATTGATTGTCCACACATCGCCGCCTTGTACAATATATTCGTCTTCTTTTGATATACCGTTATCAAAAAATCCAAACGGAGTAAGTTCGCTCATAAGTTCTTCTTCTGAACGTTCACGAAGTTTTGCTAATGTATTAATGTCAGTAATATCTTTAAAGTATTGTTGATCTGATAACCAACCAAATAATACTAGCGACATTACTAAGTCATCATTGCACCCAGACTCCGCTTCATATGACGTGCCTTTACGTGAAAAAGTTGAAAGCTCATTAATTGTATTCATGTCATTGATAATCAGTTGATCCTGTTCAACCATCAACTTAATCATATTGCAACCAATTGCTTTAACTGACTTTGTTGTACGAATACCAGGATCAACATTCTTACCAAATCCAGATGAAATGCGTTTACCAGCCTTACCTGCAGATTCTGTATGTAATATATTTTCGTATTCATAATCATAATGTAATACTTCAGATACCTGCTGACCAATATCATTAACCTCTACAAGTACTGCACATTCACCATATGACTTACAAGTACGATAAATGATTTCTGCATATTCAATAGGTGTTACCATATTATCTTTAAATGTACATACTTGTTTGTATGGCATTTGTGTTACGTCAAAAATTGAAAAGGCTGAATAGTCTAGTCCCTTACCTCGTGATACATCAACTATACAAACATATTGATGTCCTTGAATAAACTTTTCATATTGACACAAATTATTTTTATTGACAAGTGGTTCAGTTGGTACTAATGCCTTAAGTTTTGAACCATCAATCAGCGTACCAGATGAGCCTTGAAATTCGCAACAAAATTCTTGTGCAAACTTTTGTAAGTCACCATCAAGTGTATTAATTGCTTCTTTTTTCCAAGCTTCATCGCGTCCTGGTACACGATACCACGGAACTTCTACGTATGCATAACCATTTTTGTTTTCACGTGCTCCTACACAAACCTTATAAAAATGATTAAGGCCATTAGGAGTTGATGTATACAATACCTTGGTTGTATTACCAGAAGAAATAGTTGGAAGCACTGAAGCTGAAAATTCATCCCATCCTTCAACGAATGCTGTCTCATCAATGTACAGCAGGTTCATTGACTTACCACGAATGTTTGATGAAGATGTTGCTGCAGCTAAAACCTTTGATCCGTTTTCTAGTTCAACCGATCCTTTGTTCCATTCAACTACACCTTGCTGTAACCACTTAGGTAGTGCTTCAAATGCGATCTTAATACGCTCAAGAATTTCGCGAGCAGAGTCACCCTTGTTGGCGAGAAGACCTACACGCTTATAGTCATTGAAAAGAATATAGTGAAGGATAACTACAACTGCAGTCGTTGTTTTACCTGCCTGGCGCGAAGTCACAACAGTCGTACGTCTATTGTTATTGAACTTTTCAATAATTTCGCGCTGATAATCATAAAGATCAATAGTAATCAATCCATGATCTACGTGTACGATCTTAATATAGTTTTGAGCAAAGTAAACAGGATCGTTTTTACACTTTACCCATTCGCGAACCATTTCAGACGTCCAATTAATTTGAACATTGGCGCCTTTAAGATTTGAATTACCTAGATATGTAGCATTAGGATTCGTCATTATCAATTACATCATTAGATCGTGCAGACTGCCGATCCTCAATCATTTTTGCAAGATCTTTTGTTGAACCAACAAATAGGTTATTGTTTGTAACACCTAACTGTGAATTTGCAGCTGCCTCGTTTTCTTTATTAATGTCTTTACGTTTCTTTTGCAATTCCATCAACTTATCTGCAATATCTGCATTTGTTTTAATCATATTGGCCAGGACTTCAAATGCACGTGGGTGCTCTGATTCACGAGCAAGATCAAGCATTAATTCAATTGCTTCGTCGCCTTTCTCGACTAGCTTATAATATTGATCTCGAGAAAAGTCATAGTCATCTTCAACGTGTTTTTTGTTTTTATCACTCATTATAACAATCCAAAACTAACATCTAATGTGCGAAATTGAGGTTCAACAGAATCAATTATAAATGATCCATTGGGTCCTGTTAAAGTTTCATTAACAACAAATACGTTATCAGGATATGATACAATTATATATCCAATACCACTTTCAGTAACTTTTCCAGATGCACCAGATACTGATCCTGTAACAGTATCTCCTACTTCAATTGAACCATTTAATGTATCATATGATAATTTAACAGCATCAGAAGGAATAAAATCATCATATGATCCAACAATTTCATATTCATCTTCAGGGCCTGCGTTAGTTGGAGTAATTGTAAATTTTTGGCTCGAATAAGGTAAACCTTTTGATGGCATTGTAGGATTTGAAAGTGTTGCATCAGATTTACGAATAATGTTGCCTTCACGAAGAGGACCATAAAAGTTAACGCGTGCTTCAAATTCAAGTGTGTAAATAATTGATCTACGAGACATAAAGTCACCTTCGTAGTCATCAACCATTGTGACCGCTTGTATGACAAATGGAATATCAGACTTAAAGTTAGAATCAACTTCTTTAACAGTTACGCTGTATTCTGGTTGAAAATACGGAATTATTTGTTCAAGAATCTGAAGTGCATCATCTTGATTTTTTGCTAATATATTTAGCTGAAAACCAATACGATACATTGTAGGATAAAGTATAGATTGTTTTTTAGTAGGATCCTCAGACGGAAGTGTCCGTGTAATGCCTTTTTGTAGCTTTGTATTTGTATCATATGTTAGTGATACAATTTCAAATGACATACGAGGCAAGCGAATAGCTAACTTGGGATCATTAAGATGCTTTTCATCTGCAATACGTGCAAGAAATTTTTGTCTTGGACCATATGACAATGGAACTTTAATAGTAGACAAAGCCTTACCTGATCCGTCGCGCTTGACGACTTTAAGATTATTGAACAATGTACCAAATACAGCTACGGTACGTTTAATGTGTTCATGATAGAAATAGTAACCAAACATTTTATTCTGCACTCGGATCGGAAAATGGATTAGATTCTGAAAAGTCAATTATATCATCTGCACGATTTTCAAAGTATGTGTTTTGCGACAACGGTTCTTGAGGTATATACTTTTCATCATCGTTTATTCCATATACCTTAGAAACTGTCCAGTCATTACCTAAACTTGACTCAATACGTATAATATCTTTGTCTGCTTGGAATGTTTTAAGCGAACCATCAGAACAGGTTATATCCGTAATTCTAAGGTCTGCCACACGCGGAACTTGTCCAATATCACTAGTCTGTACAAAGTCTGTTACATTGCCGTATACTTCAACTGCTTCTGTGTCAGTGGTCGCAGGTACTAATATTTGTTTAATTTTTTCACCAATTGCAAATCCATTTGCTCCACCTGATATTTCAATTATTGTTTGTGGGCCATATTGATCTTCATAATAGTCAACAGAAGAAATGCCAGTATCAAATTTTTCTGCAGAATATTCAAATAGCTCGCATTGCATTTCATATGTTGGAAACTGGGAAAGCTGATAAAATGGAGACTCGTGTTCAACAAACTTGATTTCAAACAACCCTTTAGATAAAGGTAAGTAAATCAAATCACCTTCTCTTGGGCGTTCCTCACGAATAGCATTTTCTTTTATATCAACTAATCGTGCAAATTGACGGCGTGATACGATGAATGTTGCCTGATCTCGAATTTCAAGGCCGAACTTAGTATAAAGGTTTCCTTCACCACCAAAGCCATCTGTATCAGCAATATACATTTCAATCATGTAGGCGCGTTCGTACTTTGAATATTCCTCATTTAATATTTCATCTGGTGTAACCGTTTCTCGAGGAATATAGAGCACATCTTGGCCATACATTTTTAAAGATTCAATTATCAAATCTTCGTACAAAAGTTGTTCTGATCGAACTTTTGGGGAAAAGAAAACATTTGTGGGCACTATACATTACCCCAAGTAAAAACTGTTTGTCCTGAGTCAAAAATTTGATAATAACCATTTGATGTCATATATTCTTTTTCGCTCATACTTGAATTTAACATATGTTTTTGAGTTTTATATCTGCTTAAAATATGACCTTTTGGATTAACCCAAAAATAATTTGGAGGAGTTTCTCTTTCTTTAGTAAACCCTAAGTTTTCGTAAAGAGTACCATCAAATAATCTTTTTTGACAATAAGATATTACTGATTTTGGTTTTTTATCTGAAATAAACTTTTTAAATAATTTGCTTGCACCACCAATTATTGTAAAATTCAACTTACTACAAAATCTTAATAATTCATATTCATACAACTTGTTAAATCTTGATTTACCAAAACTCATGACGCTTACTAATTCATTTTTGTAAAATAAACCATATTTGATAGAAGCATTTACGCCTCCTTGTAAATGATTTTGTTCACAAAAGTTCATATATTCTTTTGATGATATTTCTAAAACTTTACATTCTCTTGCATATATTTTTTTGTTAAGCCCTAACTTAGTATTTATGATAGATAAAACTAAATCTTTTTTATGATCTAATTCATAATCAAAAAAGTGTAAAAGGTGTATTCCATTGTTTAAACACTCATTTGTTTTGTTTGCATGATAATTTTTATCAGCTTTTTTATTAAAATTGTGCCAATATATTCCATTAACTTCAATTGCTAAATGTTTAGATTCTATAAAAATATCTAATTCCATAGGAGATATAACTTTCCTAGTATTTCTATCAACCTGGATACCAAAATTTTCAATATGATTAACTAAATCAATTTCATAACTTGATGAATTTCCAGATTTAAGTGGAGAATTCATCTTGTCTCTTAAAAATGATACCACATAATTTTTTGAGCATCCTAATGTATCAGCAAAATTTTTAGAATTCCAACCTTCAGATATTTTTTCATTTACCCATGACTTATTTGATAGCGCTGCATCTATATTTTTAAAAGCTTCTTTTTGTGTAAAAATTCGAATAGCTGCAGACCTATTTTTAGAAGTCAAGCCAAGATCACTTAAATATTTTCTTAACCTAGTTTTAGGGATATTATATTTTTTAGATAAACAGTCAATGGTTAAAAAGTCATCCTCTTTATACTCAATTGCTGCCATTTCCATTTTAGCTAAATAAGCTTCGTGTCTCTTTTTTGATTCTTTTTTGTTTCTTATTGCATTTGTCTTAGTATTTCTATTGCTCATAGCAGCAGTGCTGCAAGACATACTGCAATATTTTGAAAATCCTTTTTTGTATGACTTAAATCCTGCTTTATTTTTAAAACACCATTGACATACAGGAGTATATCCTATAAACATAGAATATACATGCGACTTATCGGCCTCATCTTTAAATAAAGACAATTTTCTACCAGAAGGTGTTAAACCCTTTTTAAGGCAGTCTAAAGAATATTGTTCAGCAGGATTCATCATAAATTTATTTATAACTTTAGCCAACGAACA